TCACCGTTAGTAATGTCTATACCTTCTCCTGCTGTAATTGTGGTTTTTGCTAATCCACTATCTCCACCAACTAATATTTCACCATTAGAATAACTAGTTTGACCAGTACCGCCCTTAGTAGGAGCTATGGTGGTAGCGTTCCAAGTACCAGTAGTGATAGTACCCATAGTGGTCATGTTAGTGCTTCCAGCGTATGTAGAGATTGCAATGTTTTCTACATTGCCCATGCTCATATCGCTTTTTAGCTCAGAAAAGGTTCTACCTTTAACATTGCTAGCACCACCTAATAGAACTTTATTTTCAGCAATTGCCTCTTCAGTTTTTAGGGCATTACCGCTACTATGACCAAATGTCAAAGTGTCTTGTTTACTATTTGCAAAACTAGTAGAAATGTAAGACGAATCAATTGGGTCTCCATTCCAGCTACCCGAATTAATTGTTCCTACGGTTGTTAGATTGGTACTTCCAGCCCATGTAGACAAAGCTGTGTTTTCAACATTATTAAGACTCAGGTCTACTTTTACATCGCCGTAAGATTTACCTACTGCACCACCTGCATCATCTACTTTTAGATAATCATTTTCAGATAAAGTTTCTCCATCTCCGCAAACGACTACGTTGCCAGCAGATGATCCAGTAACTAGACTAACAGCTCCTGAAGAAACTGAAAATTGATCGGAATTAAAAGAAGCAATACCTTTGTTAGACGTAGATGCATCTTCTCCAAGAATTTCAATAGAACCAGAACCATTGGTAATATCTATACCTTCACCAGCCGTCAAAGTAGCAGCCGTTGGAGCGCCAGAGCCATCACCTATAAGAAGTTGACCATTAGATAGACTGCCTGTACCACCATTAGCAGCAGGAAGAACTCCTGTGACTTCAGCCGTTAGGTCAACACCACCATCTTTAATTGTTACTGCTCCGCTAGATACAGCGAAGTTATCGCTAGAGAATGAAGCAATACCTTTATTGCTTGTAGTTGCGTCTTCTCCGTCAATGGTAATAGAGCCAGCACCATTAGTGACATCTATGCCCTCACCAGCAGTCAAAGTAGCAGCTGTTCCAGTACCACCACTACCAATCAGCAGCTGACCATTCGATAAAGCACCTACTCCGCCATTAGCAGTAGGAAGTACGCCAGTTACATCTGCTGTTAAATCTATGCTAGCAGCTTTGATAGTTACTGCACCGCTGCTTACAGTGAAGTGATTTGTATCAAAGCTAGCAACACCCAAATTGGATGTAGTAGCAAGTTCACAATCAATTGTTATTGAACCAGAAGCAGAAGTAATGTCTATGCCTTCGCCAGCAGTCAATTCAGCCGCAGTAGCAGCTCCAGAACCATCACCTATTAATAAACTGCCGCTAGCCAATCCTCCCGAACCACCATTGGCAACAGGAAGAACTCCAGTAACTTCGGCAGCTAGATCAACACCGCCATCTTTGATAGTAACTGCACCACTGGAAACAGAGAAATTATCAGTGTGAAAAGAAGCAATACCCTTATTGCTCGTGGTTGCGTCTTCCCCAAGGATCTCTATAGAACCAGCGCCGTTAGTGATATCAATACCTTCACCAGCAGTTAGGGTGGCTGCGGCTGGAGCGCCTGAACCATCACCAATTAACAACTGACCATTAGTCAATACAGCTAATGCAGTTATAGCGCTAGTGCCAGCGCCTACGAGAATACCGCCATCTGTTAAGGATGCAGCTCCAGTTCCACCATGTGCTACTTTTAAAGTTCCATCTGAAGCACTAAAAGCGGCTAAAGCAACAGGATCTGTAGTTCCATCGCCTATGATTATTTCACCGTCCGCCAAAACAGCCATAGCAGTAATGGCACTAGTGCCACTACCAAGCAGCACACCACCATCTGTAAGGCTAGTAGCTCCCGTCCCACCCCTATCAACATCTAAGTTCCCGCCAAAGCCATTAAGGTCAATGTTCGCTTTGGTTAACTTTTTTGAATTATCGTCAGTATCAACTACGACAAAGTAATCGCCATCAGCATCAGATGTTGAAGTAGTGAGTTCACTTAAATCTAGATATACAGTTATACTGCCAGAAGCATTTGTAACATCTACACCAGTGCCACCAGTTAAGGTTCCAGTAGATGGAGTATTACCAGTTCGCCCAATAAGTAATTGACCATTGGTTAAAGCGGTAGTGGATTGCACAGCTCCATCAGCGTCAGAGCCAGAGGCTATCACAACACCGCCATAAGTCAAGTTGACGCCAGCATCTAAATACACAGCGGCATCAGCAGGATATGTACCAAATACAGTATGAGTACCACTAGACAAGGAAAGTTTAGCGCCAGTGCTACTAGCAAGAATGGTGGTTCTAGAGAGAGTGTCAGGACTAGCATCAGTTACAGTACCAATACCAATTTCCCAAGCGCCATTAGCGTCAGTTATTGTATAGTAAGTAGTGTTTGTAGTTCCAACGCCACTTACAAACGACTGAAATCCACTAGCAGCACCAGCAAGATTGATCGTGCCAGTGCCAGTAGTGGTAGTAGTTTCTTTTACTCTATCAGCTATTACTAAAGCCACAATATTCCTCCTTTAAATAGAGAAGGTGATATTAGGCAAATGTAACGTCTAAATCACCAGCATTGAATTTGAAAACGTCGCCGTCTTTTACATCTCTAGCTGTGGTCAGAGATCCATGAAGCAAGACGTTACCAGCAGTAGAAGCATCTGAAATGATTACTCCAGAAATCATTCCCCAGTCAGCAGTCGCTGTTGGAAAAGTAATTGCGCCAGTATTTTGAGTTGCTCCATCACTAGCGGCATCCCATGCGGTTACTTGTTGTCTTGCATACGCTCCACCACTAGCTTCTTGAGTCAGAGTACCTGCTTCAACTACAGGAGAATCGTAGAACTTAATCAAGCCAACATAAACGGAAGTTCCCGGAGTTGTATAAGCTGTGTTTCGTAAAACATGATCAACTAATTTGTTTTCAAGATATGTTGATAATGCGGACATATTTTATATCTCCCTCTTTCTAGAAAGTTATTAATTCTGCACGTTTCCAAGTGTCAGTGTCTACACAAACATAAAGATGATGTATGGTAGTTGAGTCAACAGTTATGCTGCCAAATTTAATTTCACCTTTGGTACAACTTTCAGTTGCGCTAGCTGGTATCGTGTCATCCCAAAAAATGAGTGAATCACCTACGTCTGTAAATACACTTCTAATATCTGATGGACTAATTTGTGCAGATGTATTATCTGGCAATAGGTCATTGACTTGTGAAGCTAATTCTGTTTTAGTTCTTTTAGTCATTTACTACTCCAATTAGTTAAGAATATTCTATCTTATTATACACCAAACAAAAAAACCGCCCCTAAAAATAGAGGCGGTTCTCTTTGTGCTTGGTCTATACCAACGATTCTTAGAAAGAACCGAGCAAGACGCGACGGTTGTCGAGAACGGCAAAGCCGATTTCTGCCCAACCGTAGAAGCCAGCTCGTTGCTGACGGTGCAATGCATCGTCTTCAAAGATCTGAACATCTTGCTTGATTGGCATGATAAAGCTGTCATTAGATGACAAATCAAGACCTACTACAATCTCTTTATCAGAGCTGGGGCCAAGGCTTCCAGTCAACTGATGAGTGTAGAAGTTCTGATATTCTTGACCTTCGCCAAGTTCATCCATGTCATGAAGATTTACACCAAAGATGCGAGTGATAGCAGCACCATCATCGCCAGCTTGGTAGATTTCACGACGAGTGATTTCGTCAACTTGATCAATACCCCAGTTACGGATGTCTTCCAGAGCTTCTGGTGACAAGTAAAGATCAGTCAATGAACCACGATTCAATGAACCGCTGTTACCACCGGCATTTCGGCGCATAACAGTTTTCAGCAAGGAGATGAGTCGTTTGGTGAACTGACCGGCAGAAGCATCTGCGTCATAAACCAAAACGTTTCTATCAACGCCAGCGGCCAACAATGTGTGCCATCCGTCGTCATTCATCTTCTTAGTGAAACCAGCTTCAAGAACCTGCATTGCACGACCGACAACATCCCAACGAGCTTCTCGTGCATAACGCAAGAGATAGTCGATTGAAGAACCAACGGTGTAAGTTGGGACCATTACATAGTCGCCTTCTACAGCGCGTTCTGGGATACGACCGTGTCCGGGATTAGTGTAAGCGACATGGTCAGCTTCAGTTCCGGGAGCAAGTAGGTCAAGTGGAAATTCAGCAGCTGAACCGGGAGCCATCTGGATCTTTTCAAAGATTCCATCAAGGACATCACCGACCAAAACACCCTTACGAAGTGGTGCTTCTAATGCTACTGCTAATTCTCGCTGTGCAGCGAGAGCTACCTCTTTCTCAGAGCTACCAGAGCGCTGAATGAGGTCGATAAAATGATCATCAGGTTTAGTCATTTTACTCATGATTAAAAGTCTCCTTTCAAGGATTAGTTTTATTCGTCAGTTCCAGCAGCATCAGCTCTGTTCATCGGTACTGGTAAGTTGACTTCAACCTTTACGTAGCCATCTTCGTCTTTAACAGACATGAAACGACCAACTGGATTGTATTTGGTATCAGCAACTTCAGCAGCCGTAGCGAATTTGCCAGTATCTGCATCGTCGAGAAAAGCGATCAGACCAGCGGTAGGTGTACCGGCAACCTGATCAGTTACAACATAACCCTTCTTCAGGATGGAAACTTTTCCACCTTTCTGGACTTCGTCTTTGTGCCAGTTAATGTGCTGGCGAGTGAGGTCAATATCAACCACATCATTGAGCAAAACGCCTACTGGGAAAGTTCCAGTTCCGGCAGCGGAAACTGTTACTAAAGCACCAGCTTGGTCCATTGCAGCGCCAGAACCAACGGTACTGAGGCAAACGATTTGACCTTTTTCGGCAGTCTCATTCATGAAAAAAGAAATATCGACATCGAGTTCATTTCTATCAGCTTTTAAAGCCATTTGAATGTCTCCTTTGAAAAATTAATTACTTATTGATACTTGCTGTGGAACGAAGAACGTTACCCTCTAACCACTCACTAGCACTTGAACGCAGTTCTTCAACAGCATCATCACCAGCATCGGTCAAAGCAGCTTCTGCTTCTTCTTCAACTTCCTCAAGAATTTCAGCTTCGGCTTCTTCAGCGGCTTCATCAGTTTCTTCAGCTTCAGCTTCTTCAGCTTCTTCTTCATCAACTTCAGCGCCCTTCTTCATCAAAGCGTCTTCATCTTTTTCTTCTTCGTCTTCCTTCTTAGGAGGGAAATTTCCCTTCTTCTTTAGAGCGACTACTTGCTCAAACATTTCGTCTGTTGCTTCAGCGAAGGCTTCGAGAATAGACTCGACTTCTTCTTCTTCAGCACCAGCTTCAACTAAAGCTGCTCTACGGGCCATGGTTTTAACTTCAGCTTCATGAGCTTCAATTTTTGCCAAGGCTTCAGCAAGCTCTTCATCCTTCTTTGCAATTGCTTCTTCTAACTCACCAACTTTAGCTTCAGCAGCTTCAACAGCAGCCTTAGCTTCAGCAATAGCTTCGTCTTTTTCAGAAACAACAGCTTCAAAAGCTTCAATCTTAGATTGAATTTCTTCTTCTTTCTGTTTAGTCATTTCAGTTTCTAGAGCTTTCGCGGCTTCCTTAGCAGTTGCCAATTCAGCTTTCAACTCTTCAACCTGTTCTTTGAGAACATCAGACATATCTACATTCTCCATATTAATATTAGAGTTACTTATTTCTTCTGCTTGCGCATTAGCAAAAGGATTTACATCATTAAGAATCACGCTGCGCGGATTTGCGGGATTACTAACAAGACCTTTACCAGAAAACGCAATATTCCTTAAAAGTCTTCCTATCTTATATCCTTCGTACTGTCCATCACCTCCGTATGCCCTTAAGTGTTTTGTTAAAAATGCAGAAGCTTCATCTCTTGCTACCACTTTGTTTTCTCCTTCTGGAGTAACAACAGCGTAATCAAATTCATTGAAGAGACATTCCATGGAGACAAACCACTTGCCTTCTTCAATTTCTGCGATAAGTTTGCTCATTCTTTCTTTTAGTTCTGGAGTTGTCCAGCTATTGTAAAGAACAGCACTTGTAGCAATGTCAAACTTTTCGGCATTAGTAATATCTTCTATTTCATTGCCTTCTTGGTCAAGTACAACACTTCCAGTTATATGACCAATAATATCAGCTTCATTGTGCATGAAGTTGAACTGCTTATCTACAGGCGTATCTTTTGCTCTCCAAGCTTCTTGTAGATCAAAGACATCATCATTTTTATTCCAACCTGTAGAAACAAGTATTGAACTGAGATAATAAAGATCAAATTGTTCTTTATTTTCAGACGTAGCTTTTTCGTCAGCAACAACTAAATGTTTGATGCTTTCTTCTTGCTCTTTATTTGGTATATAAAAAGCAACGGGTGAAGAGTAAGCTACACTAGCACTAGCTTTTATAGCTTCTTCTAAACCAGCCTCTTTTTCACTTGCGTATATTTTCATGTATCACCTCAAAAGAATATACACCATAAAGAGAAAATATTCTTTGAAAAGTTACCCTGTTTTACTTAAAGCATAACACGAAACATGCATCTGACGAAGCTCATCCATGTTAGGTTGCCTATCTTTTCTCTCAAAGAAATCTTCTTTTAGTTTATTAAGTGATGAGGCGATAGTCGAATCCAACTTTAATGGTTGTTTAAGTAATTGATTTAAAGCATCAGGAGTTACTTCATCAAAAGGATTTAGGTGACATAGAATAGAAAGCTTTAAGTTCTCAAGATTGGTCGCTTCCGACTTAGTTAGAGACCTTAAACTTTTCTTATCATGATGAGACAAGATGGCTGGATTGATAATATTAGAAATCTCAGCCTGTGCTTCAGAAGCCCAAAGTGTAATGTTTAAGAAGTCAGATGAGTTAAAACTTTTAGGCTTTGCCTCTCTCTGTTTCCTTGGGCTTTGGTCTTTAGAGTTCTTAGGTCTTCCGTCTTCTGGACGACCAGTAGGATCATAATCTTTTTGTTTTTCTAGTTTCTGTTCCTGTTTTTTAACTTCTTTTTCAATTCGCTTATCTTCCTTCTCTTCTTTTTGTTGTTCGATCACACTTTTATCTCTGCGATCTTCTGGGGAAGTGAAAGGATGTCCACCAGTATCAGAAGAAGGAATCACTCCAACATCTTCCGCTTCAATTTCGCCTTTCTGCAAAGCGATCTTTTCCAAATCGTTTTTATGTTGTGGGTTATGATAAGGACCAGCCTTCTGTGGCATAGATTCAGATTTTCTATCTCTTTCTTCTCTGCGGATTCTAATTTTTTCGATCTCAGGTATCTCCCCAAATCTTTCGACAACAGTTTCGGCACTGATAATGTTTCTATCTGCGAGTTGAATAAGTAAGTTTTTCTCAGAAGCCTCGTCAGATAAAACCATCTGGTCAAAGTGGATTCTAGCAGGAAGTCTAAAGCCCATAGCTTTCTGGACAATTTCTAACTCTTGATTCCACCAATCAACTAATACTTGACGACCATACTCTAATCTTTCAACAAGAGTTTTTAAACTAATAAAGTTATTAGTAAATCCGCCACTGCCGTTAGCCATTCCGGTGAGTGTAGGAGGAACGCCAAGTCCGGCATATATATTTGTAAGTACAGGTTCATATTTTTCTTTTCCCAAAAATCTAAATACTTGAGTGCTAGACTCTGTGAACTTAAGTTCTGGACCCCAAACTAAATCCATAGTTCCACCGCCAACATTACTAGCCAAAATATTTCTCAGCTTATTGATGGCCGCTTTTGTGGGAAGAATTTTATTATCTAAGTCACCAAGGCTCCAAAGTCGAATATTTGAAATAGCACCATCTAATGCAGATATATCAGCCAGTTTCATTTTTTCTAGCATTATGATGTCATCAAGAATGGCGTAGATCATTGGATTAGCCCAAACCAACCAATCGTCTTTCTTGTAGTAATAGACAGAAACCTTTTCGTTGTCTAAAGGTATGATATTCTCGCCGTTTTTAATTGACTGAATGATATCTGGAGGAAGTATAGCGTTTAGATTTCTATGATAAGGAGAGTCTGAATTCAATCCCTTCTTAGCCAAACCTCTAACTAATTTGGAAACCTTTAAAGCGTACTGAGGCTTTCCAACGAATGTAGCTAATTCATCTCCAATGACTTCAACCGACAAAGGATTAAGAAAGTCAAACTTCCAAGGTATTTCTCTCTTGTTTACGTTGTTGACTAATATTTCCATATCTGGAGCAGCAGATGACCGTAAATCTTTTTCTGCTCTTTTATTTATTTTTGCGGTTCTTCTTTTTACTACAACATTTCCACATCTGTAGAGTGTGTTAAGAAATCTTTCTGATCTCTCAATTCCGCCAATCTTTTTAAACCAAGCCCTGAAAAACTTTTCTATTCTCTTATTTGGATGAACAATAGTTATGCCTTGACCAGCAAAGTCCGCCATAAGGTCAATAACATTGCGAATGATGCCAACCTTATCGTAAGCCTGCATACACATCCGAATAGCTTCTTTTTGTCTTTTAGGTACAGACTCAGAAGAACGGAATCTATTGTAGTCTTCTCTATTGAATCCAGTTCTTACAGAACGGTTTGGTTCGATATCAAGAAAAGACCGTCTGTTGTAACCTATGGCTTTTTGTATACCATCATAAGAATCAATATTATCGGAAGTATCAGAAAGAGCTTGTCTTTTACCAGAATCATCAGACCAAGTAACAAAGGCTTGTGCTTTTTCTTGGTTTTGCAAAGGGCTATCGTCAGACATGTGTTTACCTATTGAAATACAATTGTATTGATTGGCGAATTAATCTAATTGATTATACACCAAACTTAGTAAACATCTTTCATTCCTTCTGTAAACCATGCAGGACCAACATACTCTGGCCCCTTCATGTCACCCTTTAAGCCTCCGGCAAAACCACCAATAGTGTCATATACAGGTGGTGGAGGTGTTCTAAGAATCTTTCTAGCCGACATGTTTGCCATTATTAAAGAAGAATAACGGTCTTTTCTAAGTCTATCTTTTCTACCACCCGGAAGTTTAACTTCAGGTGTGTCCCATTTGTCCCTACCAGAAGGTGTCTGTGACATAATTATCATAGAAAGCTCATCCTTGAGTTCTTCTATTTCCATTATGCAATCCTCTAGCGTGTCATAAAGACGATTTTTTAATTTATCATCGGATATAGCAAGTCCAAGCGTAGCTGAATCAAAGTAAGGAAACAGCACAGCTTTATCCTCAAAGTCTTTCCTCAATCCATGATTTGCCTCTGCAACCCAATCAGCTTTGGCAAATTGAATAAGTTCCACGATGTGTAATCCGGGTTCACCATCGGTGTCTTTTTCTTTTTTATCGTCAATAGTGGGCCAAATGGGAACTTCACCCTCTCTAATCTTATCTGGATCATGCAATGCTTCCATGATTGCAATACCACCACCCTGAGCGTCTAAAGCAATTTCTGCACAAGGGAATACTTTCATCAAATCTCTTATCTTTCTAGCGCAATAAGAGTAAAAATCAGTTTCGTCAGCTACTCCTGCTTTCACTTGTTCTTTGTGTCTACTTCTGTTAGTAGTCCAAGAATAAACAATACGACTATGATCTTCATGAACCTCCATGATAACTATAGAAAAATTATCAACTTCAGAAGCAGGGTCAATGCCGTATACATATCTAGCGTTTGGATTTCCTCGTATTACAGCCTGAAAATCTATATCACCACTCGGTAGACTAATTGGGTTTTGCGGAGAAGCCACGCAGGACTCAATGAGAGAGCGTTTAAAGAACCCATTGCTATCTGTGGAGAAACATGCCCCAAACTCCATTTGATAGATTCCTGAGTGAACTGTGGCCTTTGAGCGAGCAACCTGAGCGGCATCCATAAAACCTTCAGGCAAAAGTTCAAAAGGAACTCGAATAATTGAATACTGCCGCCAATCAAAGCCTTCAGGTATACCATCTTCTCCAAACAGTTCTCCTAGTTTTTTAGGATCTCCTTGGCTTGTTATAAAACTCTTCCATTTTTTCCAGTATTCAGCGAAATGATTGAAGTCGTAATAAGCTGTACCAGAAAGAACAATCTGGTTGGCTCCTTCTTCATGAGCTTCTTCGTCGTCGTCAGATAATTCACCAAGCTCTATTGCTTTCTTTTTAGCCGCTATTCTTCTAACGTTTTCTACAGGAGATGCGCTAACAGCAGCAAAACCAGCAACAACGTTTTCAAATATCTCACGAGGTATAGATGCAAATTCATCAGCAATAATATCGTTAGCACGTTGACCACGAATCTTGCTACCATCGCCAAGAGGTAAACATGTGACCTGACTGTCGCCAATCTTTAGTCTGCACATATCAACGTCTCTTCT